CTTGAGTTTGTACCTCGCAATGAGTTGCCAGGTGATCACGAACACAAAGGCGATATGGGCAACTTATATACCAAATCTGAATTGTTAGAGGTGAGTATCGTGACAATACCAGCACAACCAGAAGCAGTCGCAGTCCAACGGTCTGCTTTCAGTGATTTTACTGATGTCCTAAAAGACTTCCAAAAAAGCGAACGTAGAAAGAATTTTCTTGCAGGACTTAAGAAGCATATCATTAAGGTCGAAGAAACTGACGAAGCTTACATCGTTCATTTTGCCAAAGGCGAAGCCGTCCCTGACGAGGTGACAGAATACCTTGAAGATGACGATCGAGATCATGATGAAGATCACGAAGAAATGGAAATGGAAGAAGAAGAAGAAGACAAAGACGATAAGTTTCTTGATGATTTTATTGAAGCCTCAAAAGACGACGAAGACTACGACAAGGAAAAAGAAGAAGAAGAAAATCCAGAAGTAGAGCCTGATGAGGAAGAAGAAGAAGAAGAAGAAAAACCAAAAGGCAAAAGTTACAATCTCGCTCTATTGAGAGCACTCACTCAATCATTATAGGGAAGGCATTATGTCCACGACCAAAACAAATCAAAAGATGGTAAACGAGGCCCAGTCAATAGTACGCGGGATCATGAAACACCAAAAATCTGCATCAAACCGAATGGACGGTTTTGAACAACAAGTCAAAGATTTAAAGAAGGCCCAGCGACTTCTCGTTGAATCTGTACAGACTATGCCAAACGCACCATCAGGCGGTGATGCCAAGCTGAAGTCATTCGTCAAAGATGACGGCACTATTCAGTTCAGAACTGAAAAGTCAAAAATCAATATCCCAGGGACCGGAACCGTATCATACCAGAAAGATGGTTTGCTTGACTCCGACACACCTGCAAACGAATGGCATAAAGATTTAATTTCTATCCATCAAGAAAGAAGTTTTGTTCGTATGGTCATGCCAGAAAAGAATCCGTCAACTCCCAAGATGGATTTGAAACTTCACAAACATCTTCAACAAGCTCCGCGAGAAATTGCTCCCGCCATCCAGAAAGCTTTTTATGATGGATCTGGCGTGGGTGCGGAATGGATTCCTGATGAGTTTCGACCAGAGCTTTGGGAAGCATTCCAAATCCCTCGTCAGCTTAGAAGCTTGATTCCTTCTGTATCTGTTGATCGAAATACAATCTTAATCCCAAGATTGACCCGAGGTGGACGTCCTTACAAAAAAGGCGAAGTCACTACGGATGATCCGGCATTGTACACAGCCTCAACCGTTGAGACATCTCAAAAGACAATCAACATTAAAGGATTGGCTGCACGATACGTCGTTGATGATGCTGCAATGGAAGACAGCGCGATTGCGTTGATGCCAACACTCAGCCGTCAAATTGCTGTAGACCTTGAAGATGCCTACGAAGATTGCATGTTAAACGGTGATACTGCCGCGAGTCATGGCGATACCGGATTGGCTAATTGGAATATCCGCGACCGATGGGGAACTTCTGGATTAGGAACATCTGCCGACCACAGACGTACATTCATGGGTTTCCGACAAGCTGCTATTGATAGAAGCTCAAGCGGTGCAATTGCCGCACCAGCCGCATTGGCATTGAGTGACTTAATTTCAGCTATGGGAACAATGGGTGAATTCGGTACAGAAAACCGATACATCGTCTGTTCACCAGAAGCCTTGATCAAGCACCTTCTTAAGCTTGACGAAGTAACAACCATCGACAAATTTGGGCCTGCAGCCACAATCGTCAGTGGTCAAATAGGTTCAATCATGGGAACCCCAATTCTTATGTCTCGTTTTATGGGTGCTGACTTGAACGCTTCTGGTCTTTACGACAACTCAACCAAAACCCAAACTGGTATTGTCCTTTTCAATACCGCATCTTGGTATCAATACGAGCGTCGTGGTCTTCTTGTCGAAACCGATAAGGATATCCGTTCCGGTGCAGTTTCAATCGTAGCTACGATGCGAAATGTAATGGACACTCCTGACGTCGATGCTGCTAAAAACTGTGGCTACCTTTTCAACCTTAACGGTTAATCCGTATATCTTAGGAGATTAAAATGTCTGGAGAAAAAATCTATATCTCATTTCCATTTGATGAGACTGCTGGTAATACTGCCGAAGAATACTTCGGTTTCGACGAACGTGTTGAACTCGTTGGTGCTACCTATACTGACAAAGATGGCGTTGCTGCTAACAATAGCAATTATTTGGTTATCACGCTTGAGAATAGTGACGGGTCAAAAGTGTATTTCAGTCACGACACCAGAGCGGCAAACCAAGGTGCTATCACTGCAAAAACGCCAACCGCTTTGGCTGCAGGCGCAAACGTGAATGAAAACATCATAGATGCTGGTACATGCTTGGCTGTAAAATCTGTTCCCGCTGGTAGTGGAAAGGCTATGGATGGGACAATTACGGTCATAGCCAAAAAAGCTCGTTTGTTTTCATAGAGTGAACATGAATGGCTCTAATTTCTACAACGACGCTAAAGGAATATCTCCCTGAGATTCAAGGCACCGGTGCGGATTCAGAGCTGACCAGTTTGTTAAGTAGAGTCGAGGTAGCAGTAGCAAGCTATCTCGGCTTTCCTATGATAAACACTGGGTCAACATACAAATGCACAATGGAAGCAAATACCACGACGCAATACTATGATGGCCCGACCTTCAGCAATGGTTTGCTTTTAGACCTTAGAGTCAAGCCTGTCATTTCTGTGACGTCAGTTCATAGCGACCCATATCAAGAATATGGATCAGATACATTGATTCCCGCCAGTACCTACGAGGTTGATCTTTTAAAAGGACATATCCGTCTATTACCTAAGAATGTAACTGAGGTCTTTGAAAGAGGATATCGTGCAATCAAGGTTGTGTTTGTCGCTGGATACTCAAGCTCTAATATTCCCCCTGATATTCAACATGCAATATGCGTTTATGCCTCACAGCTTCATCGTAATAAAACGACTCAAGGAAAAGAAACTGTAAGTCAACGAGGTGGTTCTGTAAACATATCGCCTAAGACTATGCCTCAAGAAGTCAAACAATTATTGAACCCTTATCGTATGAGTGGGGTGATTTTATGAGTATGACACCCGAAGAGTTTGCTAAAGCGATAAAAGATACCAAACAAAAACTTATGAAACAAACATCAGCAATAATGTTAGAAGTGGGTTTTAAAGGTGTCAAACACGCGAAGCGAAACTTTACCAAAAACGATTTAAAAAGGGCCAAAAACGGAGGTTGGATTCATAAGAAGACCGCAGCCTCAGGTTACAATGTCGGACCAAGATCGTTGACAGGCAATTTAAGGAGATCAATATCTGCTAAGTTATCGGTGAACAAAGGTGACGTGTTAGCTCATGTCACCGCTGGTATTAAAAAGCCAGTCAAGTATGCAGCCGCAATAGAGTACGGATACCCACCGAAAAACATTTTGCCAAGATTCTATATCACTCGAGCCGTCCGCGCTGTAGCCAAAAAAACTCCTACCATTTTAGTAGATAAAATCACCATCGCATTGACGCCGGAAATCTGATGGCTGATAGTCGTATAGTAAAGATTCATAAAAAAATCGTTGAGTTAATCGGCGTTGATTATTCTGCGAAGTTTTCTGGCATTGATATGACCGGACGGGTCATAAGAGGTTCGGTCGTTGAACCGCCATACACTCCGTTTGCCTGTTGTTACTTTGATCAAGCTACAGAAGAGTTCGGTCCAACATTGGGTCGTTTCCAATATATCGCTTTGTTTGATATCATGATTTTTATCGGTGGAGCTGACCAAGCTGACCGATTTGATAACGCTACCAATGTGGCATCTGATATGATTGAGGCACTTACAGCTAACAGGCAGTTGACTCTTGGTGCCGATGGCGTTGATGATGTGCTATGTTCTTTTACTGCTATTGACGGTGAAAAATTTGGCCTCAACGAGATGGGTGTCGGGTATATTCAAATAGAAGTCAGTTGCGTTTCTGATACGGGTTCTTAAAATGTCTGGTTCAAGTTGGTACGATGAAAACTTTAAATATCGATGGCCTGTAGCTGTCAATGTTCCTACTGGTAGTTCTGGCGCACATAACAAAGACGTAGAAATAGTGATACCATCCAAATGGGATGTTTTTTGGGAAAACATACAATCTACTGGGTTTGACGTATATTGTGTTGACTACAATGGTAATTTGCTGACTCAAGTGCGTCATGCCTTTAATTACGCAAACAGAAGCTTGACGATGCGTGTTCAAAACCTACCGGTCACAGATAGTGGGACTTTCCGGCATACTTATTTGATATATATCTATTTTGGAAACCCTTCAGCTGCTAATGCCGTTACAGTTTTCACGCCATCAAGCCCATTGTCCGGTCAAATCTTTTTAGGCAAACCGACCAATATGGTCGCAGGCGATACGGCAAACACAGACGGTTCAGAAAGTGCAGCGGCATCATTTTCTAAAACGATTCAAGATCAACAATATCTATGGTTCAAGTTTGACAGTAGATTGTCAAGAAGAATATCGACATACAACGATTTCCTTTTTTATGAAGGATTAAAATACGTTCAAGTGTATGTGAAACATCCGACCGGACCTACATTACAACCACTTATGATTGACGATTCTAAAACTCGGTTCCTCCCAGGCTGGGTCGGCATTTTCGTTCAAGCCGGAACTAACAACCTTGACTACTTAGCAATAGCAGATTGCTATACAACAGAAGAACAACGATTCAGTCTTCGGGCTGTATTGTCAATCAGAGAACAATACCCACCAGCACGTTGATAGGAGAATACAATGGCTGTCATTTACGGAAGAAATACATTTGTACAAACTGGCGTCGAAGGCACGTGGGGAACAAACCCATCTCCGATGCACACTCATACTAATCGTGTCATATCGACCACGTTAGCGAGAACCCAGCAGCGTGATGGTGCTACGCATTTATCAACTTCAAACGGTGCTACTCGTATGAGCTTCTTCGATACATTTGAAGAGACAGGGGGAAACTTGACCGTTCCTCTTTACTACGACGGAACCGGAACATTTTTGAAAGCAGCTATCGGTGATGCAACTACATCAGGGATTGGCGGCAGTTCGGAATACCATCACCAATACAAATCAAATACGACTGACTTCATTTCATTCAGCGCAAAACTTCAACGTGGTTCCGATACCTCTACCGGAATGGAAAACTTCAAAGGGTTAAAAGTCGCGACAGCAACTATCAACGTAGAAGCTGGTTCTGAAATGACAATGTCAATGGAGCTAATTGGAAAGACATCTGACACTCGCGCAGGTTCCGGTCCCACAGCTAATTACAACACAACCAGCGCACAGGTTTACCACTATGAGGCTGGCGGTTTGACTTTTAATGGAGTGACATACTACGTCCGCAGCATGGAATTGTCTATTGACAATAAACTTGAGCGCCGAAACCTGCTTGGGTCAAAATTGACTTATGAGCCTGACAGCACAGACTTTCGTGAAATCACCATGACTTGCGAGTTAGACCTTGAAAACAACAACCTCTATAACGCTATGATTGCTGGCACTGAGTCATCTGTCGTTATCCTTTTCACCAGAAGCGGATCAACTCATGAGATGCAATTCAAATTACAAAATGCCATTATCACCGATTATTCTGACCCAATCTCAACGGTTGGTAGATTGACCGCCTCAGTGACCTTCACCGCTTTGTCGACAACTACCACAGAGGCACTCAACGTTCGCGTTCGCAATGCCAATTCAAGCGCGACGGATGCCTAAGATGGATTGGTTGGTTTACTTTGGGATTGGGGTCGGTTCTGCTGGCGTCGGGGCTGCGGTAACATATTGGTTCACTAAGAACCCTCCCCCTCCCATCGTAATCCGAGAAGAAGTAGCAAAAGAACAAATAGAAGTTCAAAAGAATCTCACGCAAACTGATTTGCTAAAAGTCCCATGTTCTTTAGAATACATAAAGGATAATAGCGAAGCACTATGTCGTGAGATGTTTTGCCGTATGACAACCAGAGGCATTGATTCTAAGACTTCTGGTTCTGAGTGCGAGTCTATATCAAACACAATCAACAAATCGTTTATTTTAAAGATATGCGCGTCTAAATCAACTTCAGAAGAACAGCGCTCATGTATAGAGTTTTTTGACAGGCGAATATAAATGGCCATAGTGGTTAGGTCGTTCGGAAGGGCTGACCTGATAAAACAAATGACACTAAAGGTTCTTGCAGAACAAAAAGATTTATCTTTAGATAAGGATCTTTATCTTGTCGTGCATACAGATGAAGTCAAGGAATATGAACGTACCCTTAAAGATTTTCCTATCGCTGATTTAATTGTCAAGACCAAGAAAGGTGGGCATGAATCAATAAAGGCAGCGCATAAGCATTTTCCAGAAGGTGAACCATTAGTATTCCTTGATGATGACAATATCGGATTCCAGCATTATCAGAAGCTCGACGCGAAGGCTGAAACCAGAATGCTCAATCTTGGTGAATACATTGAAGACGCATTTTTAACTTTGAGCAACTACAGCTGGGGTTCGTGGACTGCAAATCTCATCACTAATTTTCATTGGATGAAAGGAAAGCCATGGAAAGAGTTTAGACCTTATCACATGGCAGGTGGATTTTGGGGTGCGTATAATTCGTCTCTCATTCCTACAAATACCGCACATGAAGACGATAGAGTACGGACGGCAAGATACATTGAGAAATACGGAGGATGCCTCGTATACAACTGGATTGGTAGCAAAGGTTTTGAACGCACCGTATCAGGCGGGATGCAATCATCTGGAGATAGGGCAAATGAAAAAGCCAGATACATGAAAACATGGGGCATTTGCAAACACTTACACCGTACGGACCGACTTTATCACAAATATCACACCGAACCGTACTATAAAAAAAGCACTGGATATTGGACTGTAAGACTGAAATCAATCACCCAAATGAGGAAATTGCGTCATTTTAAGCATTACAAATGGTCAAATTACTTTCAAGGTCCTCAAAATCCTGACAAACGGTGGGTAATCGGGTCCAGAAAAGGACCTAAATTTTAATCTTTTTTCACTGAATAGTATACTGGTGAGCGTGGGATAAAATTTAAGTCCTTTACCAAGGGAGATAGTTATCAAGAAGTTGCCTTGAGTTTTCGTCATCAAAGTATTTCACAACAATCCTCACTCCTACCCAGCTTTCTGTCTTTGTTTTAAAATCATAGGAACAAAAAACTTTCTTAGAGTTGATTTGGTATACTTGATTATCGTCATGGATTGCTATGCCACTTAGACAATCAAGGTACAGTTTATCACAATTGTCAATATCAGGTTTTGTGACATGTGGTATAAAACCAGCTTCAGCTTTTTTAGTTTGTAATCGTTTGGGCCTTGGGAATATGTAAAGCAAATCAAGCGCGACAGGAACGCCTGCAGGCATAAATACCTGCGACTGATTGACCAACATTTGCAACCTCAGCTGCTCTAATGCATTTTTTTTGCCTTCAATGAATTTCTTTGATTTGTAGAACGCTCTGGGTTTTCCGTTCCGCAAAGCAATAGAATGGCGAACCTGAGATACAGGAACGCCACTCAAATTAAACTCGCTTGCTACTTTAGTCGCCAGTCCAGTTTGACCCGTCTCTTTTTTCTCCGGGTCCAAGGGTATGTTTAATTGGCGTGACCCACTGTTGGTATCGTTTGAGTTCATAGTACCACAATTCATAGACTGATTTTGCTATCTCTAATTTACTAATAGAATCACACTTTATTGGCAAAAGGTTGTGGTCAGGCCGAGAGTATTGTAAGGCAGTAGCAAATTGCTTGGCCGCATAACGATTTAGGCCATAATGCTGACGGAAGTGGTTATTCAAAGCTTTCAATGATTGGTCAATGTAAAGCCCTTGAAGTTGCGCTTCTCTAATACCGGATTGAATATTTGCCAAAACGAGGTGCATATATTTGCGCCTATCAGCATATTCTACATTGAAAACTCTGTCCTCTTTTGCACCGGGTGGTTGGTGTTTGTACCCGTCAATATCATCAACGGCAAATACCGCATGTGGTGTCCAAGTGATGACAGCTTGAAACAAGTTGTACTCATTAGTGTAGTAAACATTGTCCTCTTCCATCGCTTTATGAAAAAGGATTTGTTGCATATCTTCTTGGGGCTCACCTTTTTCACCGAATAAAATATCATCAGGAATGATATCTTTAAGGAAGTTCCACTGTATACGAGCCATGGCCTTGTTAAGCAATTCATAACGGAAGTCAGGATTGTCAACGGCATTAGCCATGTAGCGATAAAAGAAACTCAGTAATGACAAACGAACATCATACTCATCTTGAGAATGAACATCATGCTTAGCGCGATATTTTAATTGTGGGTGTAACCGTTGAGGCATATCAGGGTTCTTATCCTCTAAGACTTTTTGACCAGCGGTCATCAGCCATATTGGGCAAGGTTGAACTGGTATGCCATGAAACATCATGCGCCATGGTATTCCGTATGCGTCTTCAATTAAAACGGACTCAGTATCATTTAGTGAATCTGGTCTAACGATTTTAGCCCAATTTACACATGGCAGCTTTTCAAGTTTTTCTATCAGGGAAGGTTCCCAGGTCTCTTTTACAAATTGCATTTTATTTCCTATTGGTTGTTTGTTTGTTGTTTGCTATATTGCCAAAAGTATGGCGAAAGATATGAAGAAGGCGACGAGGCCCATCGCCCATATGTCTTCAATGACTTCGTTTGCTATTTTAGTTTGCTTATCCATTAGAATGGTACCTCATCGTAGTTATCAGATTTAGTGACAGGTTTATGTGACCCCATCATCTGTCTGGCTTTTTCTTCATCACTTAAAACATAATCTAATGCCTCTTGTTCAGTAGGTTTGCCCATGTGCTGTTCAAGTGCATCGAAAATGCCGTTTGTGTTTTTGTCAAGGCTTTCGATTAATTTAGTGACCACGCTCGATGACCACATAGTGATATCGCCTTTAATTTTGACAACATCTCGAGAAAACTCAACAAGCTGATTAAAGCTACAGCCCCAACGCGGATATGCAGCCGCAATCAATTGCAAAGCTGCGTTGTTATCCTCTGCTTTCTTTCGGTATGCGTTGTGGTTGTTTATCTCTTTAAGCAACCCAACGTTCTTTTGTGCTAACTCTTCGAGAGTTCGTTTTGATAGACCGTCAGTTTGCTCTCTTTCCTCGGCAAGTTCCTCGAAAGCTGTCATTGCTAAATCTTTACCGAGAGCCAGCCTTGACGCTCTACAAATCGCACGCGTTTCGGCCATACGGAAAAATGCAGTTTTGATTCCCGCTGAACAGTTTTTCTGCGTAGCATCACCATGACCGACGTATTGCTTTCCGCTTTCAGTCGTGATTGTGCATCTGAAAAATGCATAGCCATCTTTGTAGCTGAACTCAAGTGGGTCAGTTTTGATAGACTGTATTTTCTCATGGTCATTATTTCTAAGTAGACCTAACAATAGTCCAGTGAATAGGACGTATTCTTTGCCGCCTCTAACCTTGATGACATGCCCTTGGTCTCGGACAATATCTATCAACGGTTTTGACAGTTCTTCTGCTTTTGGTGTTTTCGGTGTTTTGGCTTTAGCCATACTATCTCCTGTTGTTGTTTGCTGTGAAAGGCATAGTGCCTACAATAAAATTAACTCAATTAGGACGGTCAAGCCCGACCTTTGTGACAAACCGAGCAATGCCGCCCAGTGTGGTTTTGTACTCTTTTGCTAAGTCTTGAAGCAGCTTTTTATCCTCATCCGGTAGGACAAAACTCACTTGACCGCCATTCTGCTTTCCTCTATCTTTTCTGCCTCCTTTACTACGTTTGGAAGGATGTTTGATTCTTGCGTTACAGCTGCTGCAGTTAGTTTCTTGCCATCCGTATGCTGGCCGCGTGTTGATAGTCCCGCATTTTTTACAATGAACGTGACACATGAGTTTGTCATGTCCAAGTATTTGGTTTCCGCAATGCTCACATTGAGCCTCACTAATCCTACCGATAATCTTGGTCATTTTACCGCAGTGTCTGCATCTGGTTTCCATTTGCTTATTCATTATGTCCTCCTAATCGAACATCGTTGTTGAAAATGCGCCATTGTGTAAAGCGTGGGCGAAATCGTTTGGGCCGTCATCATCATTAAGAACTTTGTATTCTATGCTTGATGGGCTTGGTCCTGAGAAGTCGTAAACACCGGGTCTTCGTTTTTTTGGCTTGAGCTCATTGAGTTTATGTTTCAATGAATCGACCTCAAGCCTGAGTCCGGTAATTTCAACATCTTTATTTCTTACTGTATCTTTTAGGCATTCAACGACAGACCTGTGTCTCTCACACATACTGCAGTTCTTATTCTGTCTAAGAATATTGAGTGCGCTATGCAGAAGGAGTCTATTATCTGAGTCACTTTCAGCAATCAGTTGGAATAGTGTTTGATAAGCGGAAATCACATCCATTTTATTTATCCTCTCTTGATATGCCGGCAATATGCGTAATCGCGCGCCATGTTTCATCTGCAAAAGTTTCGTATGGGCCTTTCAGTAAATAAGTGCTTTTTTCTGAAGTCGGTTTCGGTGTAAGCTCTTGGCTCTCATGAGACGGTGCGCCCCAATAGTAATCGTTTGGGTCGTTATCAACCCATAGAAGCTTATTGACCGCAGAGGCTTTCATTCTCCACTTCACTTCATTCTTTAGAAATCTATCTCGCTTCTTGGTGTAAATGTTTGGCAAATGGCGTTTGTAAAACTGTATACGACCATTAGCTCCTTTGACGTAGTTGAAGTGATGGTCATGTTTTGAATCACACCAATCAAGTAATTTGCACTTGACCATCCAATAGTAAACAAGCTTGACTCGGTCTGCAGTAAACACGCCACTCGGATGGTTCCTATCACCTACGAAAATCCCATAAGGGTCAGCCCAATATCGAATCATTTTTAGAGTCTCATTGATAGTGACCACCTTCTTTCCATTCTCCCATGTAGAATTGTGGTTTAAGAATACGACTACTGCGTCGGTCACCTTTCTTAGTCTGTCAATATCTGGATTCATTGATAGAAAATACCTTGACATCCAAATGGTTATCTCCTCCTTAGAACCGTCCCTCGGCTTTTTTGGCTTCTTTTGGTATGAGCCCAAATCTACTGGCTGTAGTCGTAATGTTTGCTGTTTGTCTTTCATCAACTTCTCCTTTTATTTTTTAGCTGATATTTTACTCGCCTGACTTGACGAGCAATTTCTTTAGGGTCCATCTTTTCGAACTCATGATTTACCTTCTTTGGATTCTCAAGCTCGAAGGTTACAAAATCAAGATACGGATGGTCTTTAAAATACGGAATGAGTTTTTTGGGTGGGCATGGTCCGACGTCTAAATGCTCATAGCCTTTTCGTAGACACCGGAAATGCCAACCCCAATGATTTTCGTTATCCCATTCTTTCGGCCATGGGATGTCACTGTAAATCTTCGGCTCCTTTAGGTATAAAGCAGGTTGTTTCATTAGGAACTCTTGCAGCAGTGAAATAGTACTGACTTTTAGCTCTTGCCGCTCCTGTGCGGTCAATGAAGGTGCCTTTGGCTTCGGCTTGGGGTGAATGGGCCTCTTAGGTTTTAGACGGCTATTTTGGGCCTCTGGGAACCGCTTCGTTCGTATAAGCCAACCTTGGACTCTGGCCTTCCAACTTTTGCCCCACTTTTTAGGCCTCGCCTCGTCTTCACCAAGCCAAATATCAATTTGCTTCAGCTCATCAACTACATCAAGGTTGTTCGGATTCTCAAGGTTGAGTATCCATTTCTCCAACTGCTTCTCGTCCCTATATATGAATTGATAATTAGTAATTAAGATAATTACTAGATTATATATATCTATATATAGGGAACTCTCAGTAGAAAGTTCTTTGTTCAGTTTGCTGTCAGTCATAAGTTTCCGTCCTCTATATAGTAATTAACTGCCTAAGGAACGCTGCGCCCCCAAAATACGTTCCTAAATTTAATTTAAAATACAGCGCATTACATCGTTGAGGTGGTAAACGGCTCACCTTGAGCGTTGTAAAGGGTTTGCACATTTACCAACTTGTGATAGCATAGAAATATGACATCAGGCATCTATTGGCTGTTGTTGTTTGCTGTAAAGGCAGGTTGGGATAGGCTTGACCTGCCTTTTTTTAAAGGACGGAACATAGTATGGATTTATCCAAAATCACCAGCGTATCGCGTTGGCGTATACCTCTATTTGATGGGGTCCTGCATATTGAAGGCAGAATCCTTTCGGTGACCGAAGCTGAAGCCGCAGGTTTGACAAGCGCTCTCATACTGGCCGCGATGTCTAACCCCGAGGAGATGAACAAGGTCAATAGCATGAAGGGTAAAAAAAAGGATGCCTATCTTTATGATATGGCGAAACGCATTAAACCTCACCAAATCGCACAGCTTAATGAGGCCAACGACAAAATCATTTGCCAAGTGATTAAACGTGGCAGCACTGACGGTGGTAAGAACTGGTCTACTTTAAAGGTAGTGACAGCTGAAGAACAACAAGACCCCGAAGAAAACATTCTGTGGGTCGGTGTCATTAATGAAAATGATAGGCAAGCCATTTTAGATAAAGCCCTTGAGGGACACAAGGAGGCCGTTGCTCGGATTGCCAACTTTCGTAAACGATGAGGACTATCTTCACATGCTTGATATTGTCGCAACTAACTACGGAACACTGCCATCTGAAATAGCGAAGCTTGATTGGGCTGACCTTGTCGTATGCGTAGCAGCCCTCAAAACCAGAAGTGAAAGGCTTGATAAGCTTATGAGAAAAACCAACCGCAAAAAGCAAATGATATTCCCAACTATCAATCTCACTGATTTAATTAATGGACTTTAATATGCCAGAATCCCAAGAAGTAGCAGCCGTCTTCGTTGATATACAAACCATTCACCCACACCCAGACAACCCGAGAATGAATCAAGACGCCATTGATAGCGTTGCAGATTCTATACGCAAGTTCAAGTTCGGGTCGCCAATCGTAGCCAGAAAAGAAGACCGCGTGATTATCGCTGGACATACACGCTATGCGGCATCTTTAAAACTTGGCCTTGAAAAAGTACCAGTTCGATTTTTAGACTTAGACCCGGTCGACGCCAAACTATTGATGATCGCTGATAATAAACTTGGCGAAAAAGCTCAGTGGGACTTTATGAAAATGAAAGACATTTTTGCTGAAATAAAAGATATCAGTGATGATGATATTCAAGCCATAGGCTTTTCAGTAGAAGAATTCAACGGCATACTTGAGAGTGATTTTAATTTTGACTTTAATGAAACCAACCCAGAAGACAATTGGCATGATGATGATGACGCTGATTATGACGATGACGATGAAACAAGATTGAGAGTCATTCAGCTTTACTACCCAAAAGACCAGTTCATACAAATATCTGAGATGCTAAATGATTTGGCTACGCACTTCGGAACTGATAACCACACTGATACTATTTCCGGTGTTGTACAAACATTGCATTCTACTTTGAAACTGTGAAACAAATAACCGCCAAAAAAGTCTATGTCGTACCTGATGATCTGAAGTTCCGTTTCGCAGAAGACCGCGACTATGATTTATCTATCTCAGGTGGGACCGTTGTTCGTGACGTTGATAACGGTGAGATTGTATTGGCTCTGATTGATAATGCCGCTCCAGCTTCATTGTATAATCCCGCATTTTCAGCCATGTATAAACTTAGGAACACGACAAATACAAATCGTGGCAACTATGGTGGTATTCCGCGTCAGCATAGATACCGCAGTTTGAAAACCACCTATGGCGCAAAAGTCTCCTCAATAACTGCAGGCGCATTTGAAAGCCAAGGTGGTCGCGCTCGATGCTGTAGGCAATGTGCTTGGAATAGAGACAACCCAAAAGCATGGGGTAAAGTAAAGAAACTTGTCAGACATTTAGGTGGCGTATACAAACAACACGCTCCGTCTAAGTATGCTAACTCAATGGGATTCGCTGAAAAGATACACCCTGATTGGCTTATATCTGGAACACCATTTACAACGACAACGATAAACAACAGCGTGAAAGCTGCGTATCACACAGACACTGGAGATTTTAAAGGAGGTCTCGGTTTGCTTTACACTCTGACAAAAGGAGTGGTTATGAACTGGGATTTAGTCATGCCCGAATATCGTATAAGGGCAAAACTAAAGAACAATACACTCCTACTTTTTAACCCTCATTTGTGGCATGCAAATATGACTGAGTCAACAGGTTTGGGTGAAAAGAACAAACAGTATTCCCGCATATCCTTAGTCATGTATGCCAGAGAAAAGATGACTGAATGTGGATCTGCACAAGAAGAAATCCAAAAAGGCAAAATGAGAGCAGGTTCAGTATGAGTTTAATTATCTATGTCGTTGGCCCACCAGCATCAGGAAAGACCACGCTGGTTAGGCAGTTCCTTTACATGAAAAGCAACATCCTTATCAACTCACCGAAAATAACTTTGTCAGCTATGAAGCAAAGTCTTATCAAAGATGACAAACCAACCAAGTTCCCGATATGCGCGGCTGGTCATTATTCTGGAAATAAGTTTGACGGTGCTGACACGATACCGATTAGCCAAATACATAAGACAATCAAGTACATGGTTAAGAATGATTTCTGGGACGCTGAGTACACTTTTCTTGATGGCGATAAACTTGCATCTATGAAGCTTCGTCACTTCTTTTCATTGTTTGAAACTGTATGTATTTATCTTGATATATCTATGGAAACCCATATAGAACGCGCAGCGAAACGCAAGAGTAAACAGAACCTGACATGGGTCAAAGGAAGGTTTACTAAAGCACGTCGTTTCTATGAGACATTCCCAGAGAATAAGCGACTCCGGTTGAATGCTGATAAAATGACAACCGAGGAGATGTTCAAGGCATCAGAAGATTTTCTGTATCCTCATTGGAGTAAGCTCAACTCGGCTAGAAAAAAAGAAGAGGCGCACAATGGGAAGACCGTCAAAATTTGATAGGAATAAGATGGACATGATTTGTAAAGCTATGGAAGTCGGTGCTACTCGGTCGCTTGCTGCCCAAGCTGCTGGCGTTCATGTCGCTACATTGTACGCATGGCTGGCTAAAGGACGAGAGGCCGAAGATGGGGACTTTCGCGAGTTTCACGACCGCATAAAAAAAAGTGAAGCAATGTGCGCACTTCGTGATTTGTCTATCGTTACAGCTGCTTCACAAAATGATTGGCGTGCCAGTGCTTGGCGATTAGAACGCAGGTTCGGTTACCAAATAGGAGCACCACCAAAAGAGGAGCATGCGCTTGATGCGGTTGAACTGGACGTTCCTACCTTGTTAAAGCAACTTGCGGAGACCGAAGAAATGGTCAGAACATTTTCGGGTCCGGTCATTGATGTTAACGAGGTATGATTATGACAAGACAACAAAAAACTTGGATAGCAAGAACACCATTACAAAGCAAAAAGTTTGTAGCCGCTATGATATGGAATCTCATGTGGCTTATCCTTATAGGAATAGGAATACATAAAGAAATTAGCCCATCAGTATTGTCGGCGATGGTGTACACGTCTGGGTTTACACAGGCATTGTATTTGGGTGGTCAATCCGCAGTCGACGCTTTCGTAAGAAGTCGTTTTGCCAAAACCGAAACAAAAGAGTGAATTAGTACATGCGCTGAAAACGAGGCAGCGAGTCCTATCGCTTGCTGCCAATTTCCCTCTTGCGCTCGCCAAGCTATGGGTTCCGCATTGCCATAGATGGGACGGAATGGGTGATAAGTCTAAGAGGCAAATAGGATGCGGCAAACCGATGGACCGGGTGGGCCCAAACGTCTGGCATTGTGCTGCTTGCGATATAACGGAAAAGCGCACATCACAAGTCGAAGCACTTCACCACCTCGGTCGAGAAGCTACACTTATAACAGGAGGCAATCGTGCTGGTAAAACTGAGGTGGGCGCCATGCTCGCTGTGGCTTTTGCCGCTGGCACAAATGAATGGTGGGTCAGGGAGTTTCTAAAGATTAACAATCTACCACCTGACCTGATACAAAAACAACCCAGCACAGTTTGGGCATCTGCTCTCAGTTACAACGATGCGCTGATGTATGTCAGGCCGAAGATATCTAAGTTCGCCCCATCTAACGTCACTGAAAAATACTGGCTTGGCGCAGGTCGGTCTCAGCTGCAGTTCAAGAACGGAGGCCGAATAATTTCTATGTCCGCTGACGCAGGCCGAGAGAAGTACCAAGGCGCAGGTGGTGACATATCTTTAATTTGGCTTGATGAGGAACATAAGGAAGACATATTTCAAGAATGTATGATGCGTGTAGTTGACAGCAAAGGAAAGCTCCTACTGACCATGACTCCGTTAAAAGGACTGACTTGGCCATTCAATCTTTTTATAGATGACCCAGAGGACGGATTTGTAAACCACACAATATCAGGACTTGATAATCCTTGGATATCATCTGTCAAACTTTCTCGCGCTGTTAGGCACATGTCAGATGAATCACAAGCAAGTCGATTGTATGGTGACTTTACAAACCAACAAGGCGTTGTATATGCTGAGTTCAATAAGAAAGTACATGTCGTTAAGAGTCACGATGTACCGAGCAGTTGGCCTAAAGACATGGCTATTGACTTCGGTGTAAAGAACCCGTTCTGTGCATTAGTTTTTGCGTGGGACCCGAAGGACGATACTCTACATGTTATCGACGAGTATTTTAAAACGGAATGGACCACGCTCCAAAATGGTTTAGAGCTGAGGAAAAGATTCAAGAAGCATTTCCCTTTGAGGTGGACAGTCGCTGACCCAGAATCACTGGACGGTCGTATGATTTTAGCGCGAAACTGCAACATAGAAACTAAAGCAGCACCAAAACACTTCGGTGTATCTGAAACGATTAACCTCGTCAAAGAGCGATTATGCTTAGATGCGGAAGGAAAGCCTCATCTGATAATTCACGATAACTGTGTGAACCTTTTGAAAGAGTTCAGACAATACCGCTGGGCTGAACGCGCAGGTAAAGACGTTCCTATTAAAAAGCATGACCATGGTATGGATGCCTTGAGATATCAAGTCACTTTTTTGTATAGATGGATGAGACATCAATAAAACAATGTGGTATACATGAGCATGGACCCAATCGTACAAGGACTCGTAGATTATGGGATCGCTGGTCTATTCTTGATCTATATGATCTGGAGTAAAGCTAAGGACCAAAAGCGATCTGATGAAATGCGCGTTCAGTATGAGCAGAAGTTAGACAAGCTGCATAGCGATAGTTTCGTTGAGCAAGAAAAGATACGGGAAAGATACAGGCAAGTAGTTGAAAAGTATGATGACCAAATAATGAGCTATGCTAATGAAAGGCAAATGCAAATCAATACTTATGCCGAAGAACGACAGGAAGCACGTCGTATACAAGAAGCTGAAAAGAAAGCAATAGAACGCTCACTTCATGACATAAGAAAAGAAGTCGGTGAGAACGGAAAAGCGATAGCACGCCTACAAACGCAAATGGAATCTTGGACTGTACGGATAGCACGTTAAAAATAGCTTGCGCGGAAAAAGCGTCATTTCCGTTTGAGCCTTTTCGTGTTGAGCCTTTTTAATAGCTTGCACTCCAATAACGTCATTTCGGTTTGATCCTTTTTCCGTTGAAGCTATTGATTAGCTTGCACCCGAATAACCTCATTTCAGTTTGACGCTTTTTGCCTTGAGCCTTTTCAATAGCTTGCACCCGAATAACGTCATTTCGGTTTGAGCCTTTTTGCGTTGAGCCTTTTCAATAACGTCATCTGGCTGGAATTGAAGCTTTTGAATAGCTTCATCTGGCTGAGATTGAAGCTTTTCGTTAAAAAATAGCTTCATCTGGCTGGAATCGAAGCTATTGAATAGCTTGCGCGGAAAAAGCGTCATTTCGGTTTGAGCCTTTTTGGCTAGAAGCTTTAAAAGCTTGCCAAGAAAAAGCGTCATTTCCGTTTGAGCCTTTTTGGCTTGAAGCTATTGAATAACGTCATCTGGCTGGAATCGAAGCTTTTCAATAACGTCATCTGGCTGGAATCGAAGCTATTGAGTAAAAAATAACGTCATCTGGCTGGAATTGAAGCTTTTCAATAGCTTGCACCCCAATAACGTCATTTCCGTTTGACGCTTTTTGGCTAGAAGCTTTGAATAGCTTGCGCGGAAATAGCTTGTTTTGGAAATGACGCTTTTCGTGTTGAAGCTTTTCTATTTCTTCTTTGCAGGTTTGTCTTTGCTGTCAAGAAGAGTGTAAGTAAACGTATCCCAATTGTGCGTTTTAATTTGCATCCCGCATAACCATAGGAGCCGTTCAAGGTCTTCGGCTCGACGGAATACTTGGCAGCCTGCGCTATACTTGCCAACACTATCCAGTTCGTACTCTTGATGCGCTCTATGAATGTTAATGCCGAAATATCCTTTTTGGGTATGGTCGTAATCAACCACGTCATCTTTATTATTGTCACGCCAAACAACAACAGAACCTGCCCTTTGACACAAGGCGTTGTACTTGCCACGATGCTTGTCAATCTTATAAGCACCGCGATACTGGCCTGCTTTGAGAATAGCTGTACCATCGACATTTGCTGGCTTCTTCATAAAGTATAGACCGGGGTCAGTCGTTATTTGAAAAGATTCTACTTGCCACAAACCATTAACCTTGAATACGACATACATAATATCGTCGAATTGATCTGGTTTACCTTTAGGATTCCGAACGCCGATAATGTTCAAATCATAATCGCCATTTGAAAATACCTTATGACCTGCCTTTTCTACTTGAGTTAAGATTGTTGGTAGCTTCTGCATGTTGTCTCCTAAGTTGTTACGTATGACCAGATGTCTCTGTAAGTTGCTAATACCAGATTGACTTCGCCATTGTTTATAGAATAGCTTGTTGAAATCACCATTGCTTTTGTCCTATCATAGTGAGGCTTCGTACCCACTCTTGAATTGTTAAGCAAATACTCGCATGTCACTTCTACTAAATCACCGCATACCAACCCAGCATATTCAAGGCCGACTGTAATATCGACGGTCTCTACAAGATTGTCATACCACCTCTGTATCCTACTGACATCTCCAGCAGCCATGTGGCTTGCGTTAGTCGTTGGGTCGTATGTCTGTTCAGCTACAATTCGCTTTAATGGTTGAAAAGGAAAGGAAGGTGCTAAGGACGCTGCCCTTCCAGTTGCAAATTGTGACAAAGAGCTCGCGCCATATTTTATATGTATACCAGCATAAATAGTAGGAGTGTCAGAAGAATAAAGCTCTTGACTATTTATCCTTATGATATTGTCAGTCGTGATTGTTGTATATGTGTAGTTGTTTCCGATGAGCTTTCTGGCACCACGATATGTCACTGAGTTTTGCCGCCATATCGGCCATTGCCCAAGATTAGCGCATAGGTCTGTGAATGTTCTAAGTCCAGCATCAAAAGGATCTTCTATTGGAACGGACCATTCATAATCTGTAGATAAGTTTGATGAAACAATATACTGGGCCGATAACGCCATGTCGTTTCTGTCAAATAAGTCAGAAGGAAAGTTGCCGCCTACACACCAAGATTCTGGAAACTTGTCGTAGATGTCAGTTCCGTCTCCATCTATTGATAGAATAAAATAGCTCAATAAATCACCGGGGAAACCCTTGATAATCGCGCAAGCGGTAGCAGTCGCAGTATGCCAAGATTGTAATGGTTCAGTCCCTGGGTATACAATGTTTCCGGCTTTAGAATCAGCGGAAAGCGTGAAGTCTTCGTTACCACCTCCAGTACTTGTCTTCGAAGTCCATTCAGCGAAAGCAGTACCAAGAACCGTACCGCTTGAATCCTTCATTTCTATTCTGATTAAACCGTTCTCTCCATTTTGCTTTAGGAAGTATTGAGGGTTGGTTATGTTAATCGTGTTACCGCCCAGCGTGTATGCTGTAACATTTCCGGTCGCGCCAACGGTGTTAAAAAGCTTGCCATACGATATAGGATTTGTCGATGATGTTACTTCCGAGTTTGAGTATGACGGATTAGCTGAACTCTGTAAAGATGAAACGAAATCATCAAACTCAAGAACCCAGTTAGGCATCACGCCATTTACGGATTTTAACATACCGAAAGCTATGCGTTCCTCTATGCCGTCAATCATACAGAATAGAGATGCGAATGAACCTCTGATCATATCAGGGAATAATCCGTAAAGCTGACCGACTACCGGAACACTAAAAGAACCGAAGCTAACACCCCAATCACCAACACCGACAGCACACCCATTTATCTCTGGACCATCTGCAGAAATGTAAACGTCTTTTGGGTTTGCCAGAAGTAAACTCGGGTCAGCCCCACCTCTAATTTCAAATTGACCACCGGGTCCCCCACTGATGTTATGAAACACAAGACGATAGCTTGGTGTGATCACTGGCTTTTTCAATGCCTTAATAAATCCTTTTGACCAACCCATTAGCTTAGACCTGTTCCGTATGGGCCTGTTTCTTGCTCGCCCGGTGTAACATTTTCTAAATCATAGGTAGTAGACTCAAACGGAATGTTCGGTATCCAATTGATATCAAGGTCACGACCTTCTTTGGGGTGATATTTAAAAAGCAATGACGGGTCGGGCGTGACTCTTAATTCAAGGCTGAATAAAATACCTGACTCATTAGTGACCATCGCTTGGCCGACATCAGACTGTGGCCGTTTCAAACCGTAATAGCATCGATACCAACGAGCGAAAGCAAGCTTATCGTGGTAGCTGAAGTTGACAGCATCGCACTCAAAATAGGAGGCGGCTGTTGATGATAAATTGGTAACAGAAGATATTTTTCTAATCTCCTGAATCATCCCTGGGCCCATCGTCTCTATAGCGACATAATCATCGACCGCTGGTATCTGCGTACCGACAATGCCAGTGAATGGATTCTTGTATACTGATACTGCTGTATCACCACTAACTGGGGTCTTTCTAATTGGCGCAAGCCATGTTTTATCTGTATCCGCTGTGAAAATACAGGAGTATCCCCTATCAAGGTGATTTTGTAAAGCCATCAGCTTTGTCGCAGTAGTTTCATGTCCGGCCATCCTATCTCGGCTGATCGTTATAATTTCGCGTGTCATACCGTTTACCCTTCGCGTCCTTCCAGAAATGCTGACTCCTGTTGAGGACTGCCATTCAAAATCAGAAAACATTTGACCGAGTGGTGACCCAAGGTCTATGGTCACAAGCTTAGAGCCATCAGGTTGAGGATAGAAGTAAAATGCTGCGTTTCCCATTTTTAACTCGCGAAAAGTGTTGATTTAGAAGACCCGAAAGCCTGATACCTGTTTTCAATCTTTCTAACCAGTGTATCAATAGCTGACCTTTCAGTAACAAGTGAATTGATATTAATGTTAGTACTTTGGCCACCGCTGAATTGGTCCATAGTTCTCTTGACAGCTTGAGGTGCCATACCACTTTGGGGTACGACATATTCATTTGGGTGTAAGAGCGCGAGGCCAGTACCGCTCGTCATACGCATCCCTTGTCGGGCTGATGGTATAAAGCGACCGCCTGATTGGAACCCAGGGAGGTTGGCGAATATTGTATCAATAACATTTGATATGCTAAAGATGTCACGCAAACGATTCATCAAACCATCAAATAGGTCAGTGAATAATTTACCTATCATCTTGAATATTTCAACAATGAGTATAGGAATAGCTTTGATGATAGCGACCGCCATAGCGACAGCAAACTTAGGTACGACTTTGCCTAATATCTGAGGCAGTACTTCTAATCCTTTTTCAAATGCGGCTACGAAGTCCATCATTTCTTGTTCTATTTCTGCTGGGTCTTTTTCACCGAGAGCAGCTATCGCGCCAACAATACCGCCTATCGCTTCACCTATAGCACCACCAACTGGGCCGAATATGCTACCGATTGCGGTGAGGCCTAAAGTGGTCAACGCTTCTGGGTCTGTCAATGCATTTATTGTCTCAACAATTCTATCAGCGACTTCCTCTATCTTTTCGAGCCGTTCTTCAAGTTTTTTTGCAGCCTCTTCTGTAAATAAATCAATCATCTTCTGAACTTCAGCACTGACTAATTCTACGTTGTCTTTGAAAAGCTTCAAATCTTTGATTCGTTGTTGAGTAGCTTCTTCTTCCCTGACCTTGGCTTCTTGTTGTCGTTTCTTTTGGATATTGCCGAGTATTATTTCATTCTGCGTTGCTATACGAGAATTAGTTTTTTGCGCTTCACCAAATGCCTCCTCAGCTTCTTTTACCTTTTTCTGTGCTTCTGCAAGTGCCTTTTTACTTCCTCGCCTTTTCTTAACTGTTGCAAGTGTTTCTTTTGACTTTTTAAGAGTAGCCTCAGCATTTGACAGTATTTTTTGCTGCTCTGCTTGCTTTGCTTTTAAGACTCTTTCTTGGTCTTTATCAAGGATTAGTTCAGCTTCTCTCTTTTTCTTTGCAGCATCACTAAGTGCGTTCTTCTTTGCTTCGCCTTCCAATCTTTTGGCTGTCAGCTCTAACAGTTTTGCTTCAGCCATTAGCTCAGCTGCTTTATTCTTTTGTATGTTCGTAATGTTTGTGCTTTCAATCTTGTTTAATTTATCAGTTGCTCCGATGACTTTATCAAGCTCTTTTGCTTGTTGGCCTATCAGTGAGTTTGCTGCCGCGACTGCTTGTTTATACCTTGCCGCTCGCTCTGCTCTTTTGGCCTCATCTCGTTGCTGTTTAGCAAGCTCCTCAGCTAATCTTAATTGAGATGACAATGCAGCATCTAAGTTGAAACCGAACTGATAGATTGCGCCTTTGTTACCCTTCTCATATTCCTTGATGATCTTTTCAGATGCTATTCGCTGTTCTCTTAAATTAGAAAGCTGAGATTTAAGTTCTGCAACACGTGCTTTATCTTGTGCGCTTAATTCACCATTCCTGTCAAGCTTCATACCGAGATGAACCAATTCAGTACGAAGGATTGTACCTCGTTGGAAGACATTGTCTAAAATCGCTTGCTCTTGCGCTTTACGATTTTCCATAGCTGCTTTAACTTTGCGTTCTATTTGCTTTCGCTCATTCTCTACTCTTGCTTGTGCTATCCTTTCCTCGTCAAAGCCTTGTACCCTTAAGTGCATAAGAAAGTTTGCATCAGTAATGTCTTGAGCTTCTAACTTTGAATCTGCAATTGCCACGTTTATTGCGTCAAACTCTTTTGCTAATTCTCTCAGTTTGGCTTTGCTTTTGTTGACAAACTCCGTCATTTTATTGAGCTTCTTATTCCAGTTTTCAAGCTCTTTTTCAGCATCCTTTTGTGATTTTGTGTAAAGCTCCCATGTGAATGAAAACATACCGACTATCGCAATCAACGCCAGTAGTTTTGGGTTGGCGACCTGCATCGCTCTTACAATCCCCTCAATACCGCCTGCTACAGATGATGCGGTACGAGCAGCTTTCGCCATCTCCGGTGAGAATAACGCAAAAGCAGTTGATAGTTCGCCTGTTAATCTGTCAAGGTTCGCTGAGTCTTTTCTTAATGCTCGGATTTCCTTTCTTTGCTTTTTTAGTTCTTTGGCTACTTTCTTACTGTTCTTCTGTACTTTTTTAGATGCAGTATCATGGCTTGTCGCCATTGAAGTCACAGCACCTTGCGCTTCTGCGCTGGAGGTGGTCAGTCCATTAATATCAGTCGCTGCAGTTTGAGCGCTGCTTCCAAGCTCACTCATCGCGTCTTGAGCTTCTTGAGTTTGCGCTCTAATTGCTATATCAACAAAACTTTTTTTTGCCATTTTCTACCCCATGTTGCATAGAGTCTATCATATTTGAGCCAATATGTTGTTACATGGAGAAAACTAAAAAGGCGACGGCAGATGTGCGTTGCCGTCGCCTTCCGTCCTAATAGCGCACATCACCCGATATAGTTTTCCTCAACCTCGTAGAAAGCTCGGTCCGTTAAACCGAACGGTGGGCAGTGGTGTATAATTTCAGATGAGTCAAACTTTTTGCCACGTTCCGTACGAGCGTCGTTTAATTCGTTCCAATCTAAAACGTGACTTTCTGATACGATAGTGCGCCACCAGTATGGAGTGCGTCGACCGTTATGACGGATAGGAGCGCGGAACCAAGTAGCGAAAGCTTTAGTGCGGTAGAACTGACGATAAGCGTGAACAGGTCTATCGGGAATCTGCAAATGCTCAGGCATACATTGAGGATGAGGAGTCAATGGGCCAGAAGGAATAAGGTTTGCCATAGTACCAATCTGACGGATAGCAAAACTGCAAGCATGAAACTTTCCGTATCGTCGATGATATTGATTACAAATAGCCACGCCATGACGATATAGCCATAGGAAATTGGTACGAGTATCGCCAGCCCATACAGTACATGGATGGAAACGATAGCCGCCACGATACGGAGTGCCTTTTTTAGTGAGCGGCATATCTGATGGTTTTGCACCATGACGTAGAACAGCAGCTGCAAGCATTTGCGCAGACTCGACAGCCATTTTGGTAACGTGCTCGTCGCATAACATGGTCGCTGCAATTTCGGGTCGGTTGTGAAGGACAAATATATTCATGAGGTACCTCTATTGTTGTTTGCTGTGAACGCGGGAAACATACCCGCACTACAAATTTAACCCGTTAAATACTATATAGCTAACGATAGAGGACAATTACATTCAAAGTTTTACGCACCATGTTCTGGCTTTTCTTGGTTCAGAATCGCTTTTCACGCTGACTACCGGAACGGTCGTGCAACGGCAATTTATATCCATTGACGCAGCACCAAACTGCCCAGGACCTTGACCTGCAAATCCGTTAATTATAAAATCATCAGCGTGATGGATAGCTTGTTCGTCAGTCCCATACTTCTGTTCTAAGTCAAGGTGTTCCTCTCTTGTGTATTGATCCCTATTTGCTACCCACGCCTTTTTTACTTCAAGGTCAAAGTCCTCTTCAGCAATGCTATATGAACGCAAAGTTGCTTTAGCGATTGCATTTGTACTTTCAGTTCGGGCTATCCTCATGGCTCTGGCTTTACCGAATGTCTTGTCTTCGTCATCAGGCAAATCAGCTAATGCGTCAGCAATCTCGTCAAGGCTTTCACCTTCTAACAAACCTTTTTGTACCAGTTCTTTAATTTGCTTTCCGCTGGTTTTAGAGATTTCTTTTGCAACTCTTAGCATTTCGTAATCAGAGAAATTGTCTTCACCCCATACGTAGTTTGGGGGCAATGGCTTTCCGGCTAATTTCAATAAGTTCCTTAGAGTCTTGAGGCCTGCTTTATCAAATGTCCCTTGCCACGCACCGGGTGTACCGGATATCAATCTGCCATTTTCAAACCTATCGGGCTCACCTTTCAAATACTTTAAGAGTATGATTGATTCATCAATAGCAGCTTGAAGTTCGTTCCAATCAAGTACTTTGTCAACACCATTAGGAAATGATTTTTTGCTCTTTGATTGCCTAATCCTTTTGACGTATCTTGCTTTCGCGCCTTTTAGGTAGTCTCTCATTGCTTTGTCAAACTGCTTTTCAGCCGGACCATGCATTTTTTCAATATAGGCATTCCATATTTGAGCTCGTTTATCTCGGACGTGTATTTTTTTGGCGTCCTCCCGTTCCATTTGACCTACTAATTTATTTGACCAAGATACGGCAGGGTCTCCACCCCATAACGCCCACGCTACACGACCAGCAGAAGGAAAGCCATCTTGATCTGGATAGAAGCCTTCGCCGTCTTTATCTGACTCATGACGAGCAAGCCAAGCTCTCATCTTTACAGCTTTCTCTGGTGATATATCAGCACCATTAGCCATTCTCGTTGCCCAAGCAACGGTGTCGGGATTTAGGCCATCGCCACTGAATCCTTCCTCATGCCATTTCAAACCTTTTTTTAGTTCGCTGACTACACCTTTTGGAACACTAAAATCTATCTCTTCATATTTTTTTTTTTAAAATAGCTGAAGTCAAATGCCTCTTCTACTGGCTCTTCAATAACTTCGTCAGCTACGACGGTCGGTGCTGAAATCAATGACATCTCAGGAGCGTCAACCAAACCTTCATATGCGTACGCATCATTCGGGTTCATACCATTTGCTATGTGCATCTGTATTCTGGCAAGTTGCGCGTCACGCTTAGACTGTAGTGCTTCAATACCACTGTAGTCAATTTGTACCATATAGTTTTCATCAAACGTCTTGGCTACAATTGTGAAAAGGTGTTCAAATAACTTTCCTTTTTTCTGCTGCATTTCCCAATAGTTTAATGCTTCCTGTCTTGACGTTGCGTAGTTTGCCGTCGGGAGGCCAAGTATAGAAGGAGGAACACCAGCGACAGCACTAATGCTTTCTCTCGCCATGATTCTCGCCTTTTCGTATTCAACGTCGCGTGGCGATAATTTAAGTTCGGTGACGTCAATTTGGCCTGAGAGAACCATCGCCCCTCCTTTCGCACTGAGACCGTTGTACTGGTCGAGTATTTCGCGTCTTCGGTCGTAACCCCAAATATCCGCTTCATCTTTTGGCGAAAGTAAAACATCCGGCCTTCCTTTTGAACTGGCGTTGCTGGCTAATTTCATGGCGTTGATATCTGCGTTGATTTCCATATTAAGAGGCTCAATGATACCAGTACCGTACAATGAACTTGGTCCGGTGGCGTATGATGGGCCTCGCAAATGTATTACACGTTGAGGTTCATAAACTACGGACTCGCTGCCAGAAGTATGAATGTAGCCAGTAACGCCTGTCCGGTCAGTTTGGATTTCGACTTCGTCTGGGTGTAGTCGTATCAGGCTGGTAGGCGCAGTTTGAACGCCAAGCATTACGACATACGAATTACCGGATAGCATTAAATCCATTGCTATTTGCTGACGGAATAAGAATCCGTCACATGCCATAGATGGTTGGTCAATCAGCTCTAAAAAAAAGCTATCAAATATCTCTTCAAAAGTTTCGCCTTCACGTTTCAAAAGCTTCAACGGCAAAGCGGCTAAATCCTGTGAAGAACGCTGAACCGCAGCATGAGTATAGCCATGCCCACCATAGGCAGAAAGCGCAGTCATCGCGTCATAAGTTTGCCGCGCACCATAGGGAGTATCCCAGTTCGCTCCATGATTAGGAAGCTTGGGCTTTTTTTCAACCTTGAAAGCTCGGGCGACTGTACCAAATAGAGAAGTTAACCAATTCATTTTGACCTCCGACATTGTGAATATATCGCACAAATAGGTTGAATGCCTTATACTTAATTCATGATTGTGTATTTCGACATGGACGGAGTCTTATCCAATCTCGATGGCTATTTGACTTGGCTTCAAGAACATGACTGCTTTCAGCTTCATGGTCCGAGAGATGTAGTGTTAGCTCAAGCGTGTAAAAGATATGGACACAGAAATGTGTTTTATGCTTTAAGTACGATTAAACGACCAATGATGATACAATGGATGACAGAACTGTATAGTCAAGGCGTCAGCGTGCAAATACTCACGTCATTAGGTACGACCAATGCCTTGGATTGCTTGGGTCGTTATCGTGGTAAAATAGACTGGTTACATCGGTTCTATCACCCACAACTAAAAGACGGCATTATTGAAAGAGTCAACGTGGTAACAACATGCGACCAGAAAAAACTCTACGCAAAAGATCAAACGATTTTGATAGATGATCAACGGGATAATGTTTATGACTTCAATAAGGCAGGTGGTCTGGGGGTTTTGTATACGCAGGAACATCATGAAGCCTGCTACAAATTAGTTGACAATGCAATATAGGCATCCTGTCAATAAAGATAAACAGTGGGTTGATTGGCGTGACCCGGTGCGACGCGAAGAGCTTTTTTACCTATGGGTGAAGTGGCGAGTAAAATGGCATGACATAGACCAGTGCATAATTACAAACGGATATGCTGAGTCGCAGCTTTCGCCTACAAAAAAGCCTATGACAAAAGAGCAAAGATGCTGGTTCTCCATGATTTACGGCATGACATATCAAGCGACAATGTCTTGGATTATCTATTCTTACTTTCCTAACTTCGGTGATATAAATCTGAAAGACGCGGAGGCTTGGACTAACCAAACCTATAGGAGACAGAAATACAATAAGGACTGCAGATACAACCAAGGAAAGTTTCATTTACAACTCAAATCGATTCAAGAAGCTGTAAGACCGTATGGTAGCTTGACTGCATATTTTGACAGGCTGGTTGTTGATTGTGAACATCAATCTTTTAACAATTTTTACAACGCGATACAGCCATTTTACAAATTTGGTCGTATGACAACATGGCTGGCATGTCAGGCTTTGTTTGAAACGGCAAACTACCCGATTAGGCCAAAGTCAGTACTTGCTTCGCATCCAGCAAATTGGTCCGTTAGATCTGGCCTATACCAACTCTTCAATCGACCAGAAAAGAAGAAATCATTTAATAAAGATGATGTCAACTGGATAAAACAAAAGGAAGATGAGGTCTATAAGAAAAGCTTAGAGTTCGTTGACCTTCAGAGCAGGCCAACTTGGTCAAACTTTCAACTTGAATCATTGATATGCCAATACAAAAAACTTGTTTTAGGAAACGAGTACTCAGGATTGAACACATCAAACAACCTTACATACGTCAAGGCGATGGAACAAAAATGGAAGTCCGTTAATTTCACACCTTTCCATGAAACGAATCGGAAACACATGCACCCATTGTTCCGAAACTATTGCGTCAGCCAACCATTAAAAAAGCTATCCGGTTTGACCGGACAGCTTATAAACTTGCATCAAGACTTTGAGTTCATGCCTGATATGTATAAAGAGCTTGGGATATCTCCGCAGATACTAAAAAGTCCGAAGCATGTTCCTATTTTGAAAAAGCGGATAGCGAGTTATCAGAAGTATCAGTCACAACGGTTTGGTCGTTATCCTCGTCAAATATAGCAAGATTGTACATTCTAACGAGGTCAGTTTTCATACGCTGAGCCATCATGTCACATTCATTTTTGGCATCACTAAAATACATCTGCATCGGTGGTGTTTTTTGAGTAGCAGCTGAAGGTCCGTAAAGAGGACCAACCAAATTCATTTCATAAGCCACGCGCAAAAATCGGATTGCGTCAATGACTACACCTGCGCTGTTAGGAGAATCTTGAACGGATAGCTTCGCGTCAAACTCTACCTTAGCACCGCCAAACCCAGTGGCTTCAATTCTAAACTGTGCTATTTTATTGTCGCCATAGAACGGAACGTATGATGACGGCCCAGCATGAATGCCATTTTTAGGGACCGGATAACCGCGAATATCATTTTGGGATCTGATAACATTTTCTTTTGATATTTTCTTTGATGCTAATCGCGACTGATCAAGCATATTTCTAAAGTCAGTGTTACCACCATGGTTTGTTTGGCAATGAAAATCAACAGTCATCCCGCGGTCAAAGAACAGTTCTTGAAGTGCCTGAGATAGTACTGACGCTCCCAATTGTGAACGCATATCATCACCGATAGCAGGTATTCCCGCTGCTTTAATTTTCCTTGCCCACTCTGGATTTGAAACGATAAAGACCGGAATACAATTTACAAAAGGCACTTGGGCTTTCAAGCAAGCTTTGACATAATGTTCCGTTGCTTTTTGTGAACCGACGGGCAAATAGAGTAAGCAAACATCAACTGCGCAATCAATTAAATCTGCTGCAATTTGTTCTACTGTTTGGTCAGGTCTGCCTGGCATCCTCTCAAATCTTTCATCTTTATCGCCTTTCAACATGTGGTCTGCGAAACCATCAAGGACCGCACCATGTTTAACTATCGTGTCCGGCGCTATGACCGTTTCCAAAAGTGGAGACTCATATGGTATCAGGTCTTTGGCGCAATTTGGCCTTTGGTACATGGCGTCCTGTAAAGGCAAGTGAGTTTTCCTTTGGTCACAATCGTATGCCAATACAAACTCAATATCACCTGCTTTATAGCCACCGATACGCTCATACATTAGGCCAGCGGTATTTTTTGTGTGCTTGTATTGAGCAACGCCTTCTATCAATGATTTTGCACAATTGCCAACACCGACAATTGCTACTCTGATTTTGTTCTTTTTTACTTTGACTAACTTGTTCATTTTTTCCGTCCTTAATAGAAAAAAGGCCCACCCGAAGGTGGGCCACTTTTAGTTGTTATCACTACGCTTGAGCTCTTACAAACTGAGTAGCTGGCTTAGCCAATACTTTTACAAGCCGACCACCGTCAAGTTCAAGACGACGACGGGCAATATCGTCGAGTAAAGAATCGTGAGCGGCACGAGTAATTGCGTTGACAATACCGTCGAGAGTAGCAACAGGCTCAGCTTCATATCCCTTGAGAAGAATATCTAAGAGGATTTTCTTGGAGACGCCTTTGCCGATTTTATTGTTCTTGACTGCCCATTTGATTGCGTTCTGGCAAGCTGTAGCTTCAAGCTCGTCGGTGATATTGCCTTCCTCGTCTTTAACGTAGGTATCCTCAAACTTGTTGCCCCATAACCAAGCTTGGTTTACAGGAGTTTCCTCGATGTATCCCCATGATCTAATAAAAGGTTCAATCAATTCTTGGGCTTTCTCCATAGCATTTTCAAGCATGGATTTAATTTCAACAGCCGAACCGATATGCCGCTTGACACAGAGAGGCTTCTTTTCTTCGGTGACGATTTGAGCATTGTCGCAAGCGTCACGATAAGCAACCAGTTCTACGATGTAAGGGCAGTTCCCCATATCAGCCGATAGGATTCTAAGGCCGAAGCGGAATACTGAACCTTCGCCTTGTGGGTTGTATTTGTAATTTTTGACAGACTCTGTATTGACATCCTTTTGCCACATGACATCGATACGGACCTGAGTATGCTCAGGCCAATATGAATAATCAACTTTACAATCAGCAAGGTCGTTTGACATACAGAAGTCATGGACAGCTTCAGCAACATGTCCGGTATCAAAATCTGTCGTGTACTTGGTTGATACTGCTCGGAATATTGACGGCTTTCCGGTCTTTACATTTTTGCGAGTTGAAACTACGACTTCTTTAAGGCCGTCCTCATCTGAGCCGAACATACCGTCTTTAGTGTAATGATTAACGACACTGTTGAATGTATCAATCATGATGTTATCAGGCCACATCAAAAATGATTGTGCCGCGCTCGGGAAAGTCCCATATTTGCTAAGAGTTTGAATGAATCCTCTCTTTTCAAAATTGCCGATAACAAACTCATGACCGTCATGGACATTGGCTACAAACCGACCGCCTTCAATGAGCTTAGAGTCAGCCAGTTTAATTTCATAATCCTTTCGGTCTTCCGCATGGATTTCAGCAGCCAGATTCAAAAGAGTACCATCTTTCACGCTCGGCATCTGATTCCATTTTGTTCGGCGATGCCGACGATTACCTTCAGAGATAGACCCGGTGGCTACCATTGGATTTGAAGGAACGATAGCACCGAAAATGTTAGCGAGCTCGATGACCTCAGCTTGACGATTCTCTTTGACCTTCTTTTTAATTTCATCAGCTGTCTCGACTTTTTTGACCGGAGTCTTGACAACGATTGCCTCAACTTCTACTGCTTTAGCCCATCGGTTTGGTCCGCGATCTAAACAAGCTGAGTGGCCTTTCCCGAGTCGGGCAGCGTGGCGTCGGGCTTTACCTTGTGCGCCTTTTCCGGTGTACAGTTCAAGCCTGTCGCCATTGCTGTCGTATACTGCATAATCTCTGTGAGTTTTAGTTTCATTTGACATTTTACTTTTTCCTATTGGTTAGTTGTTTGCTTTACCCATGATTGGGATACGAGGCCTCAGAGACTGAGACCCCATGTACCGATCATCGATTATACGTTGAAAAGAGAATGATCTTTACTTTGAACGTGCATACGCGCGAAGCCCCAAAAGGCATCGTGACGCTCAGGTCCGTTCGGGCCAGCTACCGTACGAGGCTCATAGTCGTATCCTTGCATTTCAGTGAGTTTGATAGTTAAACCTTGAGCAACGCCATCTCTGTTGATTAAGTTAGCATGACCATGAATACCACGATCAGCCATACTTTGAGTCTGGAAGAAGTCGTTGATATTGAAGCATGGAAAGGTAAGATCGTCGTTTCTGTTTACGAGGCAGATCATAGATGAGTCAAATGTGGGAACGCCATAATCGTTAGAATAAGCAGCGAACAAGGTGCCGATATTCTTTGGGTTGATTGAGAGGTGTTCTTTGATGAATGGCATGAGAGGAATAATATCGCCACGCTTGGTTACAAATACATAGACGTCAACGTCATATTGTAAGCCATGGTTACGATAAGTGGTGCTATTGACAGCTTCCATATTGCGATCAGCAAGTTGAATTTCGTACTTGTCATTCTTGATTTTATCGGCAGCTTCACGTACTTGAGTTGCTACGCGAGCGATATGTAAGAAGTACTGAGCCATAGGATTGTTGAAATTGCTGAGATGTTCTTTTGTGAAAGCATTGTAGATGATGCGGTCTACGATTTGATCGTGGCTCATTAAGTGATGATCGAATTTAGTAGCAGTTTCGATTTTGAGTACATTTGACATTTTACTTTTTCCTATTGGTTAGTTGTTTGCTGTTTGGCCTTGCTTTTTTGTTATAGGGGGCCAACTTCATTATATACTATTTAGACGGTCTTAGGGTAAAAAAATACTTTTTTAGGAGTTTTTTTTTTTGATATACCTTTGTTCTTGTGGTATGAACAATCATGATCAGAAAACACACAAGACTTCTACGGACACCCGGAAAGGAAAACGGAAGCGTCAGCAAAAGCAAGATTTCGTTTGTTGCTTCTACAGCAGCAGTCGATCGCTATGGCGATGTCGTGGTTCAAAACTGGGAACTCGAATCCTACAAAGACAATCCTGTCGTTCTATTTAACCATGATCAACAATCCCTACCTATAGGGAAAGGCGACGTTAGAATAGAAAATGAGCAGCTTATGATTGACGTTGAGTTTGATATGGATGACCCAACTGCAGCTGAGATTGCTCGTAAAGCTAAGTCCGGCTTTTTAAATGCTGTCAGTGTTGGGTTTCAGCCGCTTGAGTTTGTACCTCGCAATGAGTTGCCAGGTGATCACGAACACAAAGGCGATATGGGCAACTTATATACAAAATCTGAATTG